AAGGCCGAAGCAATGCACCCGGTCAAGGCGGCGGCGCACCCGGCAAGAGCGGCGAAGCTGGGCGCGGTCATTCGCCCGAAGCGAAGGCAGAACGTGCAGCACGTCGCGCACGCGGCGAAGATGTGCCCGAGCCACCGGAAGAACCGAGCGGCCCGACGCAGGCACCTGACAGCGAAGGCCCGGTGGTCAATCCGCTGAACAAACCCTGACATCTCCTGTGGCCGATGTTGGTCGGTCGGAATTTGCTCCGGACTTCGGTCCGGAGATTTTTAATCGAGAGGCTAAAGATGAACACTGCAAAGAAAGCAGCGTCTATCGTCGATGATGATGAACAACAGATCGTCGACAAGATTGCGCAGGACATCGTGCCCGAACGGCAGAACGCGAGGGCAATGCCTGCGTATGCGAGCGAGCAACCGAACGGCGCACCGTCGCAAGGACCGAGCGAAGAGACAGGCATGACTGCTGTTGTTGACAGCACAGTTCAACAGCAAGTGAAAGAAGAAGGTGAGACTGTGCGCATGGCGAATGCTGCCGGTGATGAAGTCGATGTTGGCATTGCCGATGTGAAAATGCACGAGCGTTCCGGCTGGAAGAGACTCGACAAAGAAGAAGGAGCGTAACGCATCATGGCTGTAGCCGTCTACCCGGCTCCGGGCTATGACAGCTTCATCAGCCTAGAGGATGCCGACAAATATCTGACTGATCTCGGCTTTGCAAAAAATGTTTGGGATAACAAAACAGTCAGCGAACGCGAAGCAGCATTGAGGCGTGCAACGCAGTTCATCTATGCGCGTCGCCTTCTTCCGGCGGCATTGTGGGATACATCAGTCACACCGTCGATGCCGCGTGTTCATCCGAACGTTGCCGCAGCAACGGCTGAAGCTGCGCGGCGTCATGTCGAAGGCACGTTGTACCGTGATCTTGACGCTGCGCCGGTACTTGAGAAAACAGTAGGCCCGTTGACGTTGCGCTATGCACAACCGGCTGCTGTTGCAGATGAAGCGGCGCATTATCCGATCATCGGTGATTTGCTGTATGGCCTGTGTGAACGCAGCGGCGGCTCGGGCATGGGCTCTGTGATGTTTGAAAGAGTCTGATGGCATCTGCGCTATACGGTGAGCTAGCACAAGCAGCGGTTGACTTGCTCAATGAGCTAGGACAACTTGTGCTTCTGTCTCGCTCAATAGTGGGCGAAGGATATGACCCAGATAGCGGTTTCGTTGACGAAGACTCGGTTCAAGTATGGAGTGCCAATGGTGTCGAATTCTCTTATTCACAACGTGAGGTCGACGGTTCTCTTATACAGAGTGGAGATCGTCGCGTGCTTATTGCTCCTAGCCTGGGCACGATGCCGCAGAGCGGTGATGTCATCACGCTTGGTGCGTACCGGCTCGAAGTTGTGGAGTCTCGCCCGTTACAGCCTGCGGGTGTGGTTGTCCTTCATGAAGTACAGGCGAGGGGCACATGAGTTTCGCTGATGACATCAGGAAGTTTCAGCAGAAGACACAGTTGTCGATGGATGTGATTGTGCGCAAAGTCGTGATTGATATGTCGACTTCGATGATTCGTATGTCGCCAGTAGACACCGGCCGGTTTCGCGGAAACTGGATGATCGGTGTTGGCTCGCCTGACGTGTCGACGATTGAAGCGGTCGACAAAGACGGTTCGACGACTACTGCACGTATCACGGCTGCTGTGGGCTCAGTGCAAGCAGGCGGTGTTGTCTACATCACCAATTCATTGCCATACGCTAGGCGTCTGGAATATGGATGGTCGAAGCAGGCACCGTCGCCACCGGGTATCGTGCGCCTGACGGTGCAACGTTATTCGGAATACATCGCGAATGCGGTGAAAGATGTTCAATGAGTATGCCGCAAATACGTCGAGCACTTGAGAAGCATCTTGCGTCTCTTGATCCGCCTGTGCCGACAGCATGGGATAACGTCGGGTTCTCGCCACCGGCTGATGGCTCGGTGTATCAAGAAGCGCGGTTCGTGCCTAATGCGCCGAACGACGAAATGATGGATACGCTCACCTATATTGAGCAAGGGTTTTTGCAAGTCGCGTTGTTCTATCCGCAGGGGAAAGGTCCAAGGGACGCCGAGAACCGAGTAGATGCATTGCGCACGCATTTTCGTCGAGGCACAACTTTGACAGAAAATGGTATCGACACGATTATTACTGGCGTGCCAGAAGTGGCTGCTGGTGTGCCCGTCGAGGGGCAGTGGCGAGTTCCGGTGACTATTTACTGGCAAGCGCAAGTAAGTAGTTAAAGATCAACGTCTTCTTGAGGACACTATCATGGCAATCGCAAAAGGTGCAAATAAGCTCCTAATCGCAAAGCGGCAACCGGCGAAGGGAACGCTCGCGATTCCCGGTACTGGTGGACAGGTCATTCGTCGTGATACATCGACATTCGACCGTGCGAAGGAATCGTACACAACGGAATCCGAACAGACATCGCGCAAGCAACTGATGTCGTCGCGTCACGGTGCTGTGACGGTCAACGGTTCTTTGTCTGCGCTGTATTCGCCGGGCACCTTTGCGGACTTCTTTGCCGCATTGCTGATGCGCGAGTTCACTGCGATTCCGAACATCGTGAACGCGACGATCACTGTTGCGGGTACTGGACCGACATACACATTCCAACGCACGATAGGTTCGTGGCTTGCTGACGGTGCGAAGATCGGCCGCGTCATTCGTCCGACGCTCGGCCTCGCTGCTGGCTCGTGGCGCAACTATCTGATCGTCGGCGTTACCGCGTTGATCCTGACTGTCATCCCACTCAATCGCAAAGCTCCTACAGCGCAATCGGCAATTGCTGGCGTGACGTTCACTTTCCCAGGCGGCATTACTTTCGTTCCTGAGACGGGTCATACTGACATCTACTATACCTTCGAGGAATGGTTTCCCGAAGTGCCGCGCAGCCAGCGCAATCAGGATTGCAAGGCCGCATCGGTGAATGTGCGCCTGCCTGGATCGGGCAATGCCGGTGTTGATTGGACATTCCTGGGCCTGGATCAATCGAAGGATGTCTCGCGCTACTTCACCACACCGGCAGGCGAGACGACAACGGGTGTCATGGTGGCGGCGGGCGGTGCTCTTATAGTGAACGGTGTTCGGCGCGGCACTGTTACCGATCTCACGTTCAATCTCGACGGGCGCGGCGCGGTAGCTGATCCTGTTGTGGGTGACGTGATTCGGCCTGACGTGTTCACCGGCAAACTGATGGCGAGCGGTAGCTTCACCGCATACTATGACACCGCAGAAATTCCCGATTTGTACGACGACGAAGTCGAAACGAGTATCGTCTCTGCACTGGCGGCGAGTAATGCGGACACTGCGGATTTCAATACGTTTTCGATGCATAAGGTCAAGCTCAATTCCAGCACGCCTGATGACGTTGAGACAGGACTGAAGCGCACGTATAACTTCGTCGCATTGTTCAATGATCTCGGTGGTCCGTTGCTGGTGGCGAACGCAACCACCATCGAGCTTCAAGACAGTTCCGTTGTTCCTGTTTAAGGAGAACAATCATGGCAGACGATAGCGCAGATGCAAGAGCAAGCACGACTATGACGGGTACGTTTACGGGTACGTTTACGGGCACGTTCACGCCTGCGCCTGCGCCCTCGCCTGCGCCGTCACCGGCACCTACACCGGCACCGTCGCCGACACCGCCAGCGGCAGCACCGGAAAGCCCGAACAACAGCACGATCCCGCCGAACGTGATGTTGTCCGATGGCTATGGTCATCGGTGGACTATCGAGAACGGTGTTGTTATCCGCAACAGCACAGCGACACCGTCATCGAACGTCAATCTGCTGTTGTACTTCAACGGCGCGATGTATCAGCGCAATGAGGCGGGCGGTTGGTGGAAGTGGCATATCAATCAATGGATGGATGCAACCGATCCGCGTGCATCGTCGTCACCGTCACCGTCGCCCGCACCGTCGCCCGCACCCGCACCTACACCGGCACCCGCACCGTCGACGGGTATACCGCGCATTGATGCCGTGCGTCATCCTGCCGACATGCTAGAGATCGGCAAGTTCTGGATCATTGATAATCGTTGGGGCAAGGCCGGAATAAACGAGGGCGGCGAGTCTTATCAATTTATGCAGGCGGTTGAACGGTTGAACACGTTGACGCCAAGCGGCGGCATGGCGTGCCGCATTCAATGGAAGTGGCCCGAGTTCAATCAGCAAGGCCAGAAGATCAATGACAACCCAAACTATAGCGAGGTGAAGTGCTATCCATGCGCGAGCTATGGCCCGATGCCGGGTCACTCGGGTCCGGATCAATATCCCGCCTGGGAATATGTTGTGCGTGCTCCCGACGGTATTGTCATCCCGACGCCGCCTGCGGGAACACCATCCAATATCGCGGAGCAGTGGCAACCGAAGGGCGGCTCTGTTATTCGGCGTGCGCCCTGTAGTGCGGCTCCTGGGCACGTGCTGCCGAAGCGTGTCAACAGCATGGCAGCGGGCTCGCTCGTGGCTGATCTCAGGTGGGCGAAGACTGGTGTGACGAATGGGCGCGGTCATTTGTCCTGGGACATCTGGCTACAGGAAACACCGGATCAGGGCTTCGGCTTCGTCAACGCATCGCTGACGCATGAGATCATGATTCCAATGGGCAATTGGGGCCTTTATGGGCGTCATCCTAACGGGCGCAATCCTGGGTGGTATAGCCATGACGTGACCATTGACGGTGTTGTCTATCACGTCTATCTCGCGGGCGCGGCCTACTCATTCGGTGGCGGTATGCGCGGCAACTTCACGAACGAAGAGACAGGCGCTAAGCGAACGGGTTGGAAGTTCGTTGTGTTTCAGCATGACGGCGACAATCATCCGACAGACAACAACGGCAACATACATCTTGACTTCCCGAAGTTCTTTGCGCACATGACATCGCACAAGGGCTTAGGCGGCGTCAACATCGCACGCGGTGTCGAATACTGCACAAACCTACAACTCGGCGTCGAGGTGGTCTACGGTCAAGGTGACGTGACTCTCTACGACTTCAACATCACAGGAAAGTAAGTATGGAATTAGATCAAGTTCAAGAAGAGCCCAATACGCAGCGTGTTGCGGTTGCATGGGATGAAGAAGGCGAGCCAACAGACGGCTTCATCATCGTCGGCAAAGACTCTGATGAATATCAGAAGACGCTCGGTGGTCAGCGGCAGAAGGCCATTCGTCGGCAGGCAGTGAAGCGCACACGATTCGATCTCAAGACCGAAGAAGGTGCAGAGCAACTCGATGCGACGTTGCGGCAGAACGAGTACGAGATTGCCGCTGCTGTTGTTGTGGGTTGGTACGGCTTCACGGTCAACGGTCAGCCCGCACCGTTTGTGAAAGAACGCGTGACGCAGATACTTGCCGTGAAGCCAAGTTGGAAAGACCGCATTCTTGCAGCGTTGGAGGATGAGGCGGCTTTTTTGAAGCCCTCGCAGTCGAAGCCTGTGACTTCGTCGAAGCCAGTGCTCGCGGTGGCAAAAGAGGCAAAGACGGCATAACACTTCACGACACGCTTTTAGTTGTTGAAAGGATGACGGGTGAAGCTCCTGCCGAACTTGTTGAACTACGGTCGCATGAAATGCCACCTGGGACTGATTATCTCTGGGAATGGTTCATGCGCCTTAGCAGCACGCGTGCGTCAGGTTTCGGCGTGTCAGCTATATCAGAACTTGAGCTTCGAGCCTTCTTCAGTAATCGCAATATCGTACCTACACATTGGGAACTCGACACGCTTATCCGTATGGACAAAACTATGCGCGAGGCGAGTGCTGATGACAAGAAGAAGCCTGATGAAGAAGATGTCGTGGAGTAATGTCTCATGGACATAACCACACTCGGCATCGGCGTTGATTCGCGTCAGGTTGGTCAGGGCAGTCAAGCGCTCGACAGTCTCACGCGTGCGGCAGAAAGAGCCGCAGAAGCGATGAACAAGGTCGGTGACGGTGCAAAGAAGGGCGGCGACGATGTAGCCAAAGGCACAATGAAGGGCATACTCGGTGCTGATGCTCTCAAGCAAGGTGTGCAGATAGCGATTGATGCCGTCAAGCAACTCTATGCGTTGATGGCTTCTGCCGGTGACTATGCAGACCTCGCCGACATGACAGGCGCAGCCGCACTCAATATCGCGAAGCTACAGACCGCAGCCGATGTTGCCGGTGTATCTATGCAGGGCATGGCGGGTTATATGAATCAGATGACTCGTGTGCTCAAGTCGACTGATGAAGAAGGCGACAAAGCAGCGAGAGCGTTAGAGCGCATCAATATCAAGTTTGAAGACTTTCAAAGGATGGACCCTGCTGAACGCATTGCAAAGCTGGGTCAGGCAATGGCCGGATATGCAGACGGTGCCGAGAAGACAGAAATCGCACAAGCGCTATTTGGTCGAGGTGCCGGTGAGGTGCTCAAAGTATTGAAAGAGCTTGGAGAAGAAACAGCTTTCAGTACGCTGCTCACTAAACAACAAATCGACGCTGTTGATGGATTGAATGACGCGAATGCACGTTTCACTTCGCAATCGCGACAATACATTCAGGCCATTGTCGTCGGTGTTGTTCCTGCTATGGAAGCGTTCAAGACGGTAGTCAAAGAGACAACCGCATCTATGTTTGGGATGACTGATGCGTCTGAAGCATTGGCGAAAAACAAGTCGATGCAAGAAGCCTCTAATGCGATGGGTGAGTTTTTTGCTGGCTTGCTTTCAATTCTCCAAGCGCTTTATCGGTTGATTGAAAACGTGATTCAGGCGTTTATTACGCTAGCTAAGGTCACGGTTAACTTTTTGGCAAAAGATTTCAAAGCCGTGATCGCGAACATAGAAGAACTTGGACAGAAGACGAAAGACATTTGGAAAGAAGACTTCGCGATTGATAAATATAAGAAGAAGCTCGAAGATATGGGCAAGGCGGCAAGAGACGCGGCGGCAGCGGCAGCGGGCGGCGAAGGTGCAGAAGAAGCACGAGCATCTATAGCAAAGGCAGCAACGGATAAAGAGTTAGCAGATGCTAGGAAGAAGGCAGATGAACTCAAGAAGATTGCAAAGAAGGCTGCTGAAGATGCAGTCAAGATAGCAGAAAAACAAGCTGAAGACTTCGACAAGATTGTCGGCGGCAATACTGCGAAGGCTGCTGGATACAACGATAACTTCATCGACTCGATGAAGATCATCAATGCTGAAAGCAAGAAGCGCAACCTCACTGAGGAACAGTACAGAAAGATTGTTGACGCTTTGATTGCACAGCAACCGTTCTATCAAGACGCAATAAAGAAAAACGCTGAAGCAATGGAGGATTACATTGACGCTGAAAAGAAAATGCTCGATGCAGCGCAGAAGGATCGCGATGCTGCTTTGAAGAAAACTGCTGACGCAGCAACGGCGGCAGAAGAAGAACTCGCAAACTTCGGCAAGTTGAAGAGTGAAATCATGTCGACGACGCTGGCGCGAATGGAAGAACTCGCGTTCATCAATCGTGCCGATCCGATCATGCGCGAGTTTTACGAACAGCAGATTAGAGATCAGAAAAGATTAATAGCCGCTGTGAAAGGTACAGAAGTTCTTGAAGCACACAAGAAATCTGCGGAAGATGCAAAGAAGGAATACGATAAGGCATGGGAACAGGTCGGACAATCATTTGCCGATCAACTTATGGAAGGCGGGCGGTCCGCATCTGAATACATCAAGAATCTATTCAGAACGATGGTGCTGCGTCCGATGGTGCAAGCTGCATTCACTGGCGGCGGCGCAACGGGTGGTGCCGGTGGCGGCAGTAATTTAATGAGCAATGCCAGTTCGCTCTACAGCATGTATA